TTGATCCTCCGACTTGGAGGAGTGGTTCTCCTTGTTCATGTTTTGAAACTTGGTAATTCCAGAGTTTTGCTCCAGGATACACTTTTACCACTTGATCCTGAACTTCTCTGCGTGATGGTTTTTTGATTGAAGGGAAAAACATTTTTATCATGTAGTTCTTTCCTCTCCAAGACAAATAACAGTCAATAACATTTCCTACTCCAGCTCTTAACTTCGTAGCTTCTCGAAAGGAAATCATTATGATAATACATCATTTACCTTAATATTTATTAATTTTTATACTTGCAGTGCTGTAAATATAACCTTGAAGGTAGTAGAACTAGATGAAGCAGGATATCCCAATAACCTTAAAGCGCCACTATTAATATCTGTAGAGAATGTTGCTATACCTGTTGGTTGATTCAAAGTTCCAAATTCATTCATGTATGTGTTAGTGCCATCATGAATAACATTAATAGTTGTCATATTATAATTAGAACCTTGAACTGCTTGTATCTGATAACTAGCAGACCTATAAGTAGATGCACTAATAGACATGACAGTTGCTTGTCCTGTAGCAGAAGTAGTCAATATACCAGATTGAATATCACCAGCAATCAATTCTAGATTAGTAGCAGATACTGGTTCAAAGGTAAACTCTTCCTCTGTAGCATTGTATCTTAAGAATCTACCATCACCAAGATTAGAATCATCTACATCATCCAATCCAGTAAGAGTGCTACTTCCTAATGAAGTAGAAGCAATACCAACCCATCTAGAATTATCACCATCATATATTAATAAGTCGTTATTAGTAGCATCAAAATTAACATCATCAAGGTCTTTGATGAATCCTGCACCACCTCCACCAATGGTATATAACTGTTGCTCTACTCTATTGACAAAGAGTCTATAGTTTGCTGCTAAGTCTTGAAGAGTTGCAAATTTTTGATCTCCTGTAGGAGTAAGAGGATCATCACCTTGCTTCTCTTTTGGATCAGGAGCAATAGGTCTTGCTGGATCTGTTCCATCAACATACTTAGCATAATCCTCTTTTAATACTTCTTGCTTACCTTTTATATCCTCTACAATCTTATAAAGGTCTGCAATATTAATAGTATGAGATTCTGCTTTCTCTCTTAACTTTTTAATATCCTTATCATAATATTTTACTTCTGGAAGGTTAGCAACTTCTTCCTTTAACCCATTAAAGTAATTCTTAATCTCCTTATTAGAATCACGATACTTACTATTAGACTCATCTATCCTCTTCTCAATATTCTGCTTTGCTTCATTCAGTTTACTTAATACACTCTTCTTTAATTTTCTATCATCATCTTTAAATTGATTCCTATGTTCATATATCTTAAGAGCAGTTTCTTTCAACTCCTCATATATCTTATCTTTAGTCTCTTGTAGATACTCCTTTACTTCCTTAATCTCAACTTTCTTTTCAAAATCCTTAAGTTCTAAGTTCTCAGTAAGATTCTCTATATCTTGATTAAAAGTATCTTTAAGTGTATGTAAGTTATCATTGACCTTTTCAAAGTCATCATCAATTACACCAAAGGTCTTACCAATCCAAGAGAAATCTGGTACTTGATTAACCTCATTAACCCACTTAGGAAACTTAGGAATATCTCCTCTAACCCCTTCAATATCTTCTTTTAATGCTTGAATATCATCTTCATAATATCTTACTTCAGGAACTTCTGGAATGCTTTCCTTTACTTGCTCAATATGTGATAAAAGTTCTTCAAGTTCATTATCATATGACTTTATCTCAGGTATCTCAGGTATACTTTCTTTTAAATCATTAACTAGACGTAATAACTCAGGCCAAGGAGGAACTATATCTTTTACTTCAGCAAAAGTTTCTCCATTAGCATCTTCTAAAGTTTGTACTTCTTCTTCTATCTCCTCTTCTTTTTCTATATAACCTTCTACTGAGGGTAAATCTTTTTCTTCTAGTAAATCAGCAACTGACGGTAATTCTTCATTACTTTCTTCAAAGTCGTCAATCGATGGCAAATTTTTATAGTCGTCAGACATGTTATGAGTATCAAAATACTGCGGGATTTCTCTCCCTATACTTTATTTATTATCTTCTAAATTAACAGACTTCAACATCTTTGCTAAGTCAGCAGTTGAACCCACAAACAAGGAATTATTAACTGTACTAGGTCCTTTAGATACTTTCTCTTCTTCTACATCTTTTAACTTCTTCTGTAAATCCATTAACTTATCAGTAGCATCAGATACACTCTTAATTAACTGTCCTGCTACTTCATATGCTCTAGGCATTTCGCTTTCTTGGGCTAGTTCAAGAATACCATCAATTGCTTCTTGCCCCTTCTCTATAATACTATAAAGATTTCCTCTAGTATAATCATAATCTCTTTCAATATCACTCCTTTCATGTTTCTCTGGTTTAGTTATTCCAACTTCAGTAGGTTCTGTAGTTACTACATCTGTAGAAACATTAAAAGCATCATTTAATTCTTCAAAGTTTTTAGTCATTAGATAGTTCCGTCAAAACCAAAGTCATCTCCAAATTCTATAGCAGCATTATCTGTGGTTGTGATAACTTTGACTTCTGCACCATTCACATGATCTGCAGCAGCAGTATTATCTTGACCCCTTCTAACAGTTAGTGCTGTTCCAGAAATAGATTCAACATACATTTCCTCCTGATCTATGTATATGTAATTAGTTGCTTCAATACCACTAGCACTAGTTACATTAATAATACCAACACTATCATCTATATTTTCACTTAAGTTGGTAGTAACTGTATCACCATATGCCTTAGTTGCTCTAGGTACAACACTATAAGTAACTTCCCTAGTTGGAGTAGTTGTCTTACCACCAGCAACATATCCAATAGATGCCTTCTTGATAATATCCTTGGACACATCTGTATTGACAGGACCAAACATGTAAGTCTTGGCAGTAAATCTCATAGTATAAATTAGTGCTCTTCTAGTAGAGAAATCACTTTCATAATCATCACTTGTAGTAATAGAATTTAAGACAATAGGAATATCTCTTTTCTCTCCAATAGTATCAACTAGGTCTACTGATACAGTATAAGCAGGTTGAAAATATGGGAGTATTTGCTCCACTATCTGAAGCATATCATCATTCAGTTTAGTGAAGATACTAAGTTCAAAGTCTAGATTATAAGGTACAGGTAAATATGTTTTTGCTATTGTCTTTTTATCTCCCTTTACACCTTTTAAAAATGTTTGTGTGGTTGTTGATTTTCTTGATGGATCATAACTAAGACCATTAAGTTCAAATGACATTCTTGGGAGACTGATTTGAACTGGTCTGTTTAAATCAGGTACTTGCTCCAGTCTTGCTAGGAACTTTTGAGTAGGACCATAAGCAAGTGGAACCTTAGTAGTACTAACTACTGAATCATCATCATTAGTATGATTAATATTAATATTATTAAAGATAGAACCAAAGGATATAATGGTTCTCCTCATTATTTCGTGATAAAAATATTCAAACATTGTTACAATCCTAGTGTATTATTTAGGGCATTCCAAATGGGTTAGTCTCTGTGAAGTCAATAATAGAATCTGCTTCACTTTCAATAGTAGTATTTTCAGCAAATCCATCATCAGTATTAGACTCAGAAACCTTCTGGTATTCATATTCAGCACCAGATGTACTACCTGTAATAACCTCACCATCATTAAATGCACCACTGATAATAGAAATCTTAAGTTCCATAGTAGAAGCATCCCAAGACTTAACCCTACCAGTAGAACTAGTTGCAGCACCAGTTACTACCTCATTAAAGACATAGTTACCAGAACCACCCATGTAAGGTGCAGTGACTGTAATGGTTGGAGGAGTAGTATATCCAGATCCAGCATCAGTAATACCAATTTGAGTAACAATACCTACACTATTGATGTATGCTAAGGCAGATGCTGTTGTACCCCCTTCAGGTGCTGCTGTAAAGGATATTAATGGGACTGTAGAGTATCCAGTACCTCCAGAAGTAATTGTGACTATTCCAATAGATCCATCAGATACAGTGGCAGTAGCAGCAAATCCTGCTCCTCCACCACCAACTGTATATATCTCTGGTTCTTGACCTACAGTATATCCATAACCTGGATTAATAAGATCTATCCTTTGTATCCTGTAAGATTTCTCTCCATCATAATCAACCAAATCATCTCTCATAGATGCTATACCTACAGCAGTTAAACCTGCTGAAGGAGCAGAAGAAATAGCAACTCTTGGAAGACTAGTATATTCAGTTCCCCTATTAGAAATAGTGACACTAGATAATGCACCATCTACAATACCAGTTGTAAGAACTGCTGTAGTTCCAGAAGACACTAGAGTAAGTGTTTCTATATAACCTGCTTTCTCTAGGTTATCATCAATATCACCCACTCCTGTATCAACAACAGAATCCTCATATCTGTAAAGCTCACATCTGAGTTCATAAACATATCTCTCTTTTAACTGATAGAATGGTTTCTCATGCTCTACAAATTTAATCTCAAATAACCTATCCCCTAATGGAAAATATATTAAATCTCCTTCCTTAGGTCTAGTTGCTAATTCTATATTTGGTATGTTCTTAATAAGTGGAGTAACATAATTTTCAAACCTATCTCTTGATATTACAAGAGTTAAGTCATCAAGTGCCTGAACACCAAACTTAGATAGAAGAGAACCCTGTCCCTCATATCCATCAAATGTGTCCACATATGCTTCTAGTGGAATTGCTTCCTCAAACTTAGACTCTATGACTTCCTGTATAACAGTAGTCTTGGTGATATATCTTCTAGGAATATAATAGACATCCACCCCATACATCTTAATCTGTTCATTGATTAAGCTTTGGACTAGATTCTGTTCTGTAGAAGACCCTTGCAGGAAATAAGGATTTAATGCCATTATCCTATCATATCAAGAGGAGGAAGTTCATAAGTATTAGACATATTTTCTCTAATTCTTTCTAATTCCTTTTCTGCTTGCTCATACATTTCCATACCATTTAATTCTATTCCACCAGGTAATTTAACCCCTTGGAATTTGGACATATTTTGTCCCCACTGTCTCTTAATAAGAGCAGTAGCATATGGTTTTAAGAATGAATCATTCCATACTCTAGGATAAGTTGATGGATCTAATAATGTAAAACAATCTATAACCAAATAATCTCCCACACTTACACTATCCCAATCTATATCCAAATATAATCTATCCTGTCTCTTATTAAATCTAATCTGTTTCTCAGTGGTTAATAAGAAATTTATATCTTCTAAATATGTCTTTACCATTGCATATGAAAGAAGTTCAGTAGCACCCCAATAGTAAATATCATTTAAGAATAACTGATACTTCACACTGAACATATTGTTAGTAATAGTATTGCTTCCATCAAAATGGAATATCTTAGTAACTCCTATAACTTCTGGTGGTATTGGAAGGTAATTACTATTTTCAGTATAACTAAATTGAGTACTAACCCCAACTGTAGTATCTACTGTAGTAGTTGTTATACCTGCTCCCCCTGTTGCTCTTCCCCTATCTTTATCTTCTTGTGTTATTACATATTTTCTATAACTCTGATATACACCATCAAAATGCCTTTCCTGAAAGAACTGAACAGCATCATC